GGTCACCTAACATCGTGCGGCGCAACGAAACAATAAGTTGCGTCGTATATATAGCGATGTTAGAATCAATCCTGGGGGGGCTTTCTGATCCGCAGTGGGATCACATCCGGTGCACGACCTGTGCTGGATGTTACTGCTGCCGGTCGGCCTTGCAACCGATCGGAGTCATGCTGCTTTTCTACCCCTTCCATGGCTCCGTCCAAACGAGCGATGAAAGGAAGTAGTATGGCTTATTATTTCAAGGGATCAAGTACTTTTACTATACCCAATCCCAAGAACGCTAGCTTCCGAATTTACTACCGGAAGCGTGACCGCTATGCGACGAAGCCCGTTGCTAAGGAGCCTGCACCTTACAAGCTGCAGTTGTTCCAAACCACGAGCACGCCGTATGAGTCTTGGATGGATTGTCCCAACACGGCGCTCAACTACGAACTTGCCACGCCCACTTCGGGCAAAATAAATATGGCAGGTATGCAGTCACGAGCGACGGATAGGGCGCTGTCCAAGTTCAAGGATAAACTCCTTGGAGAGCAGTCACAGCTCGCCGCTTCATGGGGCGAGCGCAAGCAGTCCGTCGATATGATTGCCGACAGGGCTGCGCAAATGCGACAGGCTTGGAGAAGCCTACGCAGGGGCGACTTTCGCAGTTTTAAGAGACACCTCCACCTCCCCATATTTCGCGGGGACAACAGGTGGTCGCGTCCAACTGATGCTGCGAAGATCTGGTTGGAGTACTGGTTCGGTTGGAAACCGCTCGTTGGGGACATTTATAATGCTATTGACGTCCTCCAGCGAGAAGGCCCAGCCTTGCAGGTACAAGGGCGCGGAACAGTGCGATCCGAGTACGTGTACACTCCCAGAAGTGGGAACTGGAACTGGCACTACAACTGGCCGCTTGTTACAGTGCGGTCATTGGTGCAGGCGAGGGTAAGGGTGTCAAACCCGAACCTCTATCGTGCCAACCAGCTGGGTTTAGTAAACCCGGCTTCTGTAGCGTGGGAGCTTATACCCTTTAGCTTCCTAGTCGACTGGTTTATTCCAGTTGGGGAGTTCCTTGATAGTTGGACTACGTATTGTGGTCTGACCCTGGAGCAACCCTTCACGACGCAATCAAGAAGAGGCTACGGAACGCAGTATGTGCGGAACTGGTCATGGCCGCCCCCGATCCAACAGTACGAAGGATCGAAGGGCGTCGTGATTCAACGCACACTCGGCTTGCCAACGAAGAGTTGGCCAACTCCTAAAGCATTCAAAGGGTTCAGCGTGGTCCGTGGGGCGACAGCAATCTCCCTTCTGATCACGATTCTAAAACCTGGGCGGGATCTTCCCCAACCCAGAAACCGTTCCTGAAAGGAATGTGATTATGCCTTCTATGGCAAATATCACGGTGAAAGCCGCAAATGGTACCACGGATGTTGTCTATACTGCTATGGCTCCTTCGAGTGGTGACGGCGTTGCTGCCGTTTGGCGCAACGAAGCTGCGGGGTCGGCGGCGGCTTTCAAGCCGTCGTTCAGTCTCGTCTCCAAGTACAACGGAAACAAGACCGCCCGGCGCATGAATGCGACGTACTACATGCCGCAGACTGCGACGGATACGACCACGAGCCTCACGAGTGTTGTTAACTCGGTGCCTATCACCTTCTCTGTTGCCCTTCCGCTGGAAGTCCCTCAGACGGTGATCGACGAGGCGGTTCATCAGCTTACGAACCTCCTTGCTTCGACCCTCGTCCGGGATGCCCTTAAGGCCGGCTTCGCGCCCACCTGATACACATAGGTGCTAGCGATGTCGTCCGATTGGTGGTATGCAATACTGGCATTACCCGAACGGTTCTGGCTCGACCTGATCGACATGATCAAGATCTTGCTGGAGTCGCTAGGGGTGCCTGCTTCTAACCAATAGGAAAGGCAGCTAAAGAAGATGAAGACTCTTCCCAAATGTTTTGAGAGAGTCGTCCTCGCATTACTAGAGGACCTCGACACCCCCCGTTCACTGCAAGTGAAGCTGTTAATCCAGCATGGGGAGTGGGATCAGCTACTGAATCTTAAGTGCGATCCAGCGCGGTATCTCACAGCCCACGATTACCATCGTGACGTTGTGTGTACAGACCTCCTTCGTAAATGTGTTGATGTGCCGGGGTCTAACTCTGGCATGAGACGCAGGAAGGCGGTAGAGGGTTTTTACGCGGCTGAGAAGTCGTGTAAAGTGACAAACGATCGCTTTGAAGTGCACATCCAGAACGGTCCTTACGAGGACCCCCAGGATGTGCGCGTTCTGGGTTACCTAGAACGCGTAAAGTCCTTCATCGCAAACGTTCTCGGCCCGCTCCCTAGGGAGTTGGCTGGTCGTCACGGCCCTGGCGCTACTTACGGAGACCGTGGGAGTAGGACAACTATTCCCGACAAAATGTGTTCCCGTCCCACGGCAACTCGTGGTGCGCGCATACTTTTCCCGTTTTGGGAAGACACCGCATGGTGTCGCGCGCTCATGAGTAATGCCCCCAATCGATCGGATCCCGAAGTTGTTCGTGGCAATCGTTTCACAACGGTAGCCAAGGACGCGTTGAAGGATCGAGGCATCTGCATCGAGCCTTCGATCAACGTGTTCTTTCAACTTGCGATCGGCAGAGAAATTCGCCGAAAGCTAGGGAAGGTTGGCATTGACCTAGACGATGGTCAGGCCCGTCACAGGCAGGTCGCCCGTGATGCCAGTAAAACTGGGGCTCTTTGTACGATCGATCTCTCGTCAGCCAGTGATACAGTTTCCAGAAATCTGGTGAAGTATTTTCTGCCGGACCACTGGTATCAGGTCCTAGAAAGCCTGAGATCTCCTTTCACAAAAATTGATGGGAGAGACTGTTACCTGGAAAAGTTCTCCAGTATGGGGAACGGTTTCACTTTCGAGCTTGAGACCTTGATCTTTCTCGGTCTTTCTGTTGTCGCCACCGAGGCCGCAGGCGTCACTCCCCTTATCGGGGAGAACGTCTTGGTCTTTGGAGACGATATCATAGCTCCTAGTGAGGCCTCCAGGGGCCTGCTCGCGATCCTGCGTTACTGCGGGTTCACCCCAAATGAACGGAAAACGTTCGTCACTGGGGTATTTCGCGAAAGCTGTGGTGGGGACTTCTTCAACGGAACGCCCGCAAGGGCGCACTACGTAGAGGAGTATCCTCATGACCCAGCATCATGGATTAGCTTGGCTAACGGGCTTCGCCGTGTCGCTGTTCAGTATTATGACAGTGATTACGAGCTTGGCTTTGTCCGGCGCGCTTGGTTTTGCGCTCTGGATGCTATTCCAAGTGATATCCGCAGGCTACGCGGTCCTGTTGCCCTCGGTGACGCAGTGATCCACGACGTACCCCAGCACTGGGTTGTTAAGACCCAGCACTGGATAAGGTACGTCCGAGGTTATGTGCCGATCCGAAAGGCCATCCCGTTGGAAAGATGGGATGAAGGGACCGTTCTGGCAAGTGCCCTGTACGGTGTGCCGTCTACTGGCCCAATCCCTCGTAAACAAGGGGAAGAGGCAGTTGATGGCTACCGGATAAGATGGATAGCTCATAGCTGAGCGACCCGTCGTCACAATACAGGGCCCAGGCGTCTTGAAACGCCTGCACCTCGGCTTCATCGCCGAGTGGGACTTCCATAGTCTTTTTCTTTAAACCTCCTTTGGTTTGGGATTATGGTG